ATATATATCTTCTTCATCAAAGTTGTTGATAAAACCAACCATTATATATCTTCTCCAGAGGATAATTCTTCTAAAACTATATTTTCTTTTCTCTTATATGGATCTGGTTCTACATAAAGAACTCTCTTCACTTCTTTTCTTAACTTTTCTCTTATAATTGGATTCTCTGCCATAAAATCAACAAATTTACGATTTAAAAAGTCATGAACCTCACCAGTTTCTTTATCAGTGTAAGAAGATTTTTGTGCCGAATACTTTTCACAAACACCATGTTGCAATAAGATATCCAACCAACTCTCTTCATCAATCAATCCTCTGGTGAAATACATTTTTAAATTACACTCTCTATGAGGTGGTCCCATTCTATTTTTTGCAATCTTTGCTTTTATACCCATACCAACAACATCATTACCAGCTTTTAATTTACCACCAGAATATAATTTTATTCTTACTGAAGACATAAATGGTATAGATCTTCCACCCGGTGTTGTGTCTGGATCTCCGAACTGCACACCTATTTTTGTTCTTAATTGATTTAGAAAAACTAATGAAATTCTATGAGTAGCGATTAATCTAATAATCTTTCTTAAACCTTGACCTATTAACCTTGCATGAACACCAACTTGACTTTGGCCAAAGTCATTTTCCAATTCAATATCTGTAGAAGTTGCAGCTACTGAATCCCATACAATACAACATAGTTTATCTCTATGTTCTTCTCTTATTTTTCTAATAACTTCTTCAATGGTTTTAAATACTTGTTCAATACTATCTGGCTGAATGTAAATTAAATTATTTTCTGGTTCTAATCCTAGCATTCTAAGGAATTCAAAATTACATGCGCTTTCAGTATCTATAAGAACAGGTATCCCTCCTTTATCTAAACAATCTTTCAATATAAGATAAGAAATAAGAGATTTTCCAGTAGCTGCCTCTCCACTCATTTCTACTAACTTGCCAACAGGTATTCCACCATTGGCATCTGGATTATTATTAATAATCGAATCTAAAACAGTACTACCTGTTGATAACCACTCTTTTACTTCAGTTGGCGAATCATCACTACCTATTATATATGCTACATCGCCAACGCTTTTATTCAAAGCGCTGACGATTTCTTTATGGGGTATAGATATATCATTTACAATAGAGTTATCTTCTACCCCTTCATAATCTGAAGATTTATTATTTACTAATTTTTTTCTTGGCATATTTAATTACTTCCACCTAATACAGAATCAAATTTTGAGGAAACATCTGATTTGGTGTCAAAATCAATATCATTACCATCATTCTTATAATTCTTAACACTTCCAGTGTTATTGTTTTCTGGTGCTTGCCCATCTGAGTTTGCGAAATTATTACATGCCTCTTTCATTTCAGAAAGTTCTCTAAAAGAATAAAGTTCATTAATATTTGTTACAGTGTCTAACAATTCATCAACATCACCATTAGTAAGTTTAGATGGCTTTAACGCTGTATCAATTGATTCTGGAATCAACCAATTATTAAAACCCTTTTCTACCCTTACAATCAAATCCAATCCTTCAGTAGGGTCAGTAATATCAATTCCTTGAGACATTGCATTCTTTACCTTATTAAGGATTTCCTTATATGTTGTACGAGGTGAAACACCCCACCATCTTATACCTAAATCTTCTTGTCCACGAACGACAATAGGAACAAAAACTCTAAGTTGAGCAACTAACTTCTTAAAAACATCCTTAGATGTTTCATCACCTGTGTTTGTAAAATCACTCCACGCAGCTGTGGCCATCTCACAAATTGGACATTCTTCATTATTCATTCTCTTAGGACAGAGAAAAGTCTTTCCACCAACTCCATAATGAAAGTGAAGTTCTTGAAATGGCATTTCCATATCATATTTATATGGAGTGATGCGAATATTGTGTTCGCCTTCATCTAACTTTACAATAGCTGTGTTTACATTATTGTTGTTTTGTGAACGACTTTCGGGGTTTAGACGATCTAAAGCACCATTGATTTTACTAAGGTTAATTGGCATTATTTTCTCCTATATTATTTTAAAACCATTAATTAAAAATTATTATTGATATAAAAATCTAATTCTTTATTTGTTATTGAACTATTGTTATATATATTTTTTATTACAAATAATATAATAATAGGTAAAGCAAAAATAAACGTTTTTTTTATTCTAATATTCATCTTCTAATTCGTCCAAAACTGCGGGGTCATTATAATCTAATTGACGAAACCTCTTTTTAGTGTTATTACGAGATATGTCTTTTCTCTTTTTACTTCCGTTTTTCTCCTTATCAGAATATACTTCATCCTTAGTTTTGCGTCGAATTGTACGAGCCATGACTTACCTTTCTTTAAAAGTATTTAAATTTATTATATATATAATATAAGAATATTTTGATTGCATGTCAATACATAAAATGCTTATTTTCTATTTTTTCTGCGTGATAATTTTGCTACTTTTCTTGCCTTCTTATTTTTTAAAAACATATTGTGTATTTGTCTTTTACTTAATGTTTTATCTTTATTAGGTAAATCTTGATTTATTATTGCTTCTTTTATATTTTGTTGTAAAGCTTCAAAATCGTTCATAATAAAACCTCTATGTTATTATTCTGGATGTCATTCTTCTGTGTAACTCTTCAAATAATAGTTCTGGCATTTGAACTGTATAACAATTAGGACATACGTAAAAAGTTATTGAGTTAGCGGCTCCTTCGCCAGCCCCCATTGATATAGGTAAAACTTTTCTATCACTGTTATCATCAACCTTAACACCACAACTCTTACACTCCCAATAATCTACTTCTTGTGTCTTTTCTTCGGACATCTTTATTCTCCTAAATTTAGTAAAACTCTACTACCATATTTATCAATGTTAAATCTCATAAAACTATAGTTATTCAATGCATCTATCACCCTATCTTGTTTTGATTTATTAACATAAAAAAGAACATAACCACCACCACCAGCTCCTATAATCTTACCACCCGATGCCCCTTCACTTATACCAATATTATATATTTTTTCTATTTTTTCATTAACAATATTTGAACTAAAATTTTTCTTTAATTCCCAATTTTTTTTTAATGCATAACCAATAGAATCATACTGATATGTATCTAACTTCTCGCTTAACCATTCGGACAACTCAACATTAAACTTCATATTTGTTATTACATCTTTATTATTTTTTAATTTTTCTTTTTGTTCAGTTAGTACAGAAGAACTTTCCCTTGTTAAACCTGTATAAAACAATAAAAGATTGTCTGATATTAAATCATAATCTATATCTATATTTTCTACTGTTACATCAGAAGTATTTTTAAATGTTAGTTTGTTCATTCCGCCATAAGCTGCAGCGTATTGATCTTGATATCCTATAGGTTTATTACACAAAACCATTTCTATATAAGATGCTTGTTGAGCTAACATTTCTTTATTAATATCATTTCCTTCTAAAGAATGTAGTGCGTGTAATAATCCTACCAAAAAACTACCACTACTTCCAAGTCCACTTCCCTTAGTTGGTATATCTGCCCAATTAATAATCTCTAATCCATAATCAATTTCAAGATATTTTAATGTCTCTCTAATAAAATCATGTCTTATATCATCAATGTTATCTACATCAACAACTTCATTCTCTGAATATTTTAAATATATTTTGTTATCATCTCTTCTTTTTACCAAAACATAAACATACTTATTTATTGTAGCATTAATACAATGCCCACCATGTTTTTCAAAATAAGATGGAATGTCAGAACCACCACCTGTAAATGTTATCCTTAATGGAGTTTTAGTTATTATCATTTATATCATTCCAAATTTTGGAAATAGTATTTCTGATGCCGGTTGATATATCTATTGTTGGATTCCAACCAAGAATTCTTTCTGCTTTCTCTATATTAACTAATGTTATTTGCGCTTCATCTGGTTGGTTATCAACATAATTTAAAGAAGATTTTTTATTACTTAATTCATAACAATATTCAGAAACTAAATCATATATATCCTTTATAGAATAATTAACACCAGATCCAACATTGAAAGTTTCTGTATCTTTACTATTAACTCTTTTATCCAAAGCAGTTAAATGAAATTTTGTTAAATCATTAATGTGTAAAAAATCTCTCTTCTTTTTTCCATCACCATATATTTTACAAGTCTTATCTCTAAATATAGAATTTGCAAAAGATCCAATTACTGGTGGTATATCTCTATTGAGATTCATTGAATCTCCATATATGTTTGTGTATCTAAATATTGTAGTACCAAAATTAAACTTCTTACCATAACTTCTTACGAACTGTGATGAAGCCATTTTAGTAATACCATATATACCCATTGGTGTTTCAAAAGAAGGAGCTATTGATTCACAAGTAGGATAAAAACTTTCATCATCTAAACTATCATACTCAGCCGATGTGTCGGAAAAATAAAAATGATCAACACCTAATTTATTAGCAATTTGTAAAAGATTAATTGTTCCATTAATATTGATATCAACCGCCTCTTGTGGGTTATTCCTACAAAAATATAATTCTCCACGAGCCGCTAAATGCCAAAAACTCTTATAGTTAAGTTCATGTAAATCATCTAAAACTATTTCCCTAATATCTTTTCTTATTAACCTAAATCTATTATTGTCTTTAAAATCATTTATGTTTTCTTCAAATCCGCAAACAAAACTATCAATACCAATAACAGAATCACCTCTATCTAATAAAGCTCGACACAAATGACTACCAATAAAACCACCAACACCAGTTACTATATGTGTATTAACCATTTTTTTCTCCATTTAAAATTTTATTCACATATAATATAATAAAATTAATCAAGGTTGTCAAGTAAATTTATATACTGTTTTGCTAACTTATCTGGAGTGCATGTTTTCTGCCATCTTTCTTTACACTTAGCACTATAAAAGCTATAGTTTATAGTTCCATCAATAAAAGATTTCATTATTCTAACATATTCTTTAAAATCAT